CTCATGTCGAATGTACGTACACCATCAACAACGATTCTACCATAGAAACGGTTGTTAACCATCTTCTTAGCGTATCTAGTCATGATACCCTTGATTGGTGTGAAGTTAAATGGATTGTACATTGTAGGTGTCAACTGTAATGGTACATATGGTGCGTAAACGTAACCAGTATCCAATAAAGAAGAACCTTTATGACCCATCAATACAGTGTTAGGTGGGAAGTAAGGGTCACGGTAAACTTGATATCTACCTGATAACGTACCTACTCTCTCAATACCCATGTTGTATTGGTCTTGGTCTGGTGCCGCGTTAGATACGTGGAAGTATTCTAAGTCGTCGAAGATTGCAGAAATTTCAGAAGAAACTACAATCCAGTTAGCACCACCTCTTAATGTTGATTTGTGAATTTGAGCTGAGATTTGGTTAATCGCAGTAATCAAAGTTTGGTTCCAATCTTTTTGATTGTAGTTTACAGAACCGTTAGAAACTCTCTTCCAACCGTTGTAATCCCATCTCAATGACCATGCAGCACCTTTTCTCAAGTCTCTTAAGATTTCACGGTCGATTTCTGCTGCCACCTGCTCAGACAATAAAGCTGTCAATTCAGCTTCAGCGTCGATGTTGTGGAATGCAGAAACGTCTTGTGCCAATTCTGGAGACCATTGTGCTCTTAGTTTTCTTTCTGTTACAGAAACAGTAACTGCTTCCAAATCGAAAGAAACCTCACCGATTTTATCTTCGAATTCTAATGATTCGTATCTTCTCCATCCTGCAGTGAATGTGTCACCTGAAGAAACTGTAGTACCAGTGTAACCGTCTAATGAAGTTGAACCGATAGCCGCTGGAGTTGATAAGTCTAACTCTAAGTAAATGATACCTGTAACATCACAGATGTTATCGTAAGAACCACCTGGACCGTTAGCAGGGAAAGAAGTTGCAGTTTCAGAACCGTAAGCTACGATACCTTTACCATACTTCTGAGTTACAACTCTGAAGTTGTAGTAAGTTGAACCTTCGTAAGTTTCCAATGAAGCCAAGAAGTCTTCAGTATCCATTTCGTTACCATCAGGACCGATTAATTTACCAGCACCTGCTGAAGAGAAACCTGACAATGCGAAAATCAACGATTTAACGTTAGCTTCGTTTACTGCAGTTTCAACACCGTTTTCAGCCATACCCAATGCCTGACCTAAAGTTACAGAAACCATAGAACCTCCAGACCAAATTTGTGGTTGAAGAGTCGCAGTCAATGCACTGTAAGAACCTTTTGAGTAATCAAACAATCCAGCTGGGTCAGAATTTGGAGTCGACCCTTCGTAGAAACGGTCATACAAATCTTTATCGTTTGCACCGTAACCAGCATCAACTGCGTTAGAGTTACCTGGTGCTCCGTAAGGTTGGTAGTGTTGTTGTTCACCACCAACATCTACTCTGTTTTGAATTTTAGGTACGAAGTAGAACAATTTACCGATTGGTAAGTTCATAGCTTGTACTGATACGATATCGTTAGCCAATAATTTAGAGAATACTCTTCTAACGATAGGGAAGACTACAGTTTCGAATGAACCTGAGTCAGAAGCGTTTGCCGCTTCGTTGATTAAATAAGACGCTTGGTTTTCATATAATTGAGCCACGTTTTCTTTTAAGTGACCTTTCAATCCATCTAAGAAACCTAATTTGTCCCATTTGTTGATTGTGTCTTCTTTGATAACTTTTAAGTGCTTAAGACCGATGTTACCTACAAGACCTGATTCTAATAATGCTCCCATTTTTAATACTATTTAAGGAATTTGTTTATTTAATTATTTTCGTCATCAAATCCTTCATTCTCATGAACTGAGGATTTTCATACGTTTTAGACTCGATAAGATTTGCAGATGAACCTTTAACAGGAGTCTTAGATACTTTTTCAGAAACTGATTCTGAAATTGTATTAGCTTCCTTGCTTCCGAATTCTTCTTTCAAAGTCTTATACAAGTTTTGAGATTCTTTCAATGTTTCTACTGAATCGAATCTTCTAAGGATGTTGATTTTCTCTTGCTTCGTTGTTGTATTTTCAGTAAACAAACGAGTAGCGTAAGCCAAGTTAGCGTTGAATACAGCAACTTCATTCAATTTCTCTTTGAAGATGTTAAGTGCCTTGCGATACTCTTCATTCTTCTCTCTAAGTTGTTGAATTTCTTTTTGTGCCGATTCACCCAAACGTGCTTTGTTAGGTACTGAATGTGGTCTTGGTAAACCTTTAGACTTGTCAGATGACGCTTTCTGTCCAGCTGCGTGACTTCTCACCATACCTTCAGTTGCTTCACCTTCCATAGGTCTTCTTTTACGAAGTTTGAATGGTTGACCGTATTTTTCTCTATACATATCAAACATTCTTCTACCACTACTACTCATACCTAAATCTCTTTCGTCACTACTATCAGGTGCAAACCATTTTTGTCTGTCAC